CTGCACCGATGCCTGACGCACATTCCCCATCATGCCAACGCCGCGCGCCATCTCGGCGCGAAGCTGGGCGTGTGCCGTCTCGGCCTGCTCCGTGGTGATGATCCCGCGCCGCAGCGACTGGTTCACCCGCTCCGTGGCACGCTCAAAGTCCGCTTGAGCTGCGGCGGCCGGGTTGGCGGCGCGCAGCAGGTTCTGCATCTCGGCGGCGAGGCCGGCGGCAGCGCGATCGGTATTGGCAAAAACCGAAGCTGATTCCTGCGCCGACTTCGTTACCCGCCCGATCGCCTGGTCCGTATCGCGGTAGATGCTTTCGAGGATTTTTACCTGCTGCGACAGCGCGCGATACTGGCCCGGATCGGTGCCGGGACTGGTGACCTTGAGCGCGTCAAACGCGCGCTGAGCCTCGCTCGCTGCCTGCTTCGCGGCAGTTGTGAAGCCATCAAATCCCCGGCCCGAACCATCGTACTCGGCCTTGATGTAGATCGGAAAGACCGAACTCTGGGTCATCAGCTAATCTCCACCTCGAACGAGGTACCAAGCTTGGCGGGAAGGGCGGCGGCGGCGTTGCGGGCGATGTCACGCGGATCGATCCGGGCCGCGCGGCGGGTGTTGGGGATAGCGTAGAAGGCAACGACAAAGTCCTGGGCGACCTGGCCCTTGGGAACCTTGCCAGTCTTCGACAGCGACTTGATCGAGCCGGGCTTGCCAGAGGCGGACAGCGTTGCGTTGCGAACAACCAGCAGCGGCGTGCCATCCTTGCTGCGTATCGGCACCAGCGGGCCGAGCGTGCGGCCATAGGTGCGATCCCAGTACCGCGGCTCCAGCCGGAAGTTTGCCGTGCCTTTGCCGCCGCCGGTCTTGGGGATTGGCAATCCAACCAGCCGCTTCACATCATCGGTCGCGATCCAGAGATACCGCCCCCGGCGCGGCGTGATCGTCGATCCCTCGGTATAGGAGATGATGGCGCCAACCGTGCGGGGGCTTTGCGAGCGGATGAATACCCATCCCGAGGCGGACCAGCGCCCGTTGTCTTTGGCGTGGACCGTGCCGGTCTTCTGGGCATCGGAGCCCGAGCCGATCCCCATGCCGAGCGTGCCAAGGCCAGCCTGCGCCATCGCGCTGCGGATGCTGCCCTTGGCTTCCTCGGCTGCCTCCTTGGTGGCTTGCAGCGCGGCGGCCTGGGCACGGCGGTCGATCTCTCGACGTAGCCGCGCCTCGGCGCTGGTTTCAAAGCGGGCGGTGGTCCGCATCACTGACCGCCAGCCTTCTTTTGCCAGCGGTTCGCCGAAGCGTAGGCGATGTCGAACGCTTGGATAAGCTTCACCGGCTGATCAAGCAGACCCCGGCCATCAGGCCAATTGATCGACCCGAATCCATCGCGGCACGACATCGCCATCTCGATTATTCCGAGTTCTCGTTCGGAGATGAGCTTGCGGGGATGGGGGCCCCGTCCGATGTCTTCGAAGCCGAGGTTTCCATAGTCGAACTCGGCTTGTCCGACCCCGTCGAACCATTCTCGCCGGAAGTAGTAGCATCCGGCGATTCGGAGTTTTTTTCCTGCTCCCCCGTCAGGAAGAAGGCGAGCAGCGCCTCCGTGCCAAGCTGGCCGAACGCAAGGCCATAGCCAGCGTCTTCCGGCGAAAGCTGGTCCAGCTTGTCCTCGATCGCCAGCAGCGAGGCGTCTTCGATCAGGCCATCCATGTTGCGGCTGAGCGGGATGTCGAGCGAGGTGGACTGGAGTAGGATGGCAAGGGCCAGGCGGCGGGTTTCACGCTCGCGGCGGATGTTGTCGCGGTTCATCCGGCGAATGCGCTCGGAACGGTCCTCGATGTCGGCCAGCAGGTTTTCGACCTTCTCGCGCTCGACGGGATCGAAATCCATTTCCGGCATGGGCGGGAGGCTAAGCGTGGCGCGCTTTCCTTCCGGTGCAGCATTGACCAGCTTGCGGGACGCCTTCTGCCAGCCTTCAAGCGCGGCCTCGAACTCATCAGCGGCCGAGAAGTAGCGTTCCAGCGCGTCGATGACATCACCGATCGGCATCGTATCGCTGGTCCACTTGGCCTTGAGTTCTTCGATCGTTGCCTCGCGGAAGTCGCGCTTGCTGTAGCTGCGAAGGCCGCGAAGGGCGACCTCATCCTGATAGGTATGGCGGTCGCGGCGGGTGCCGTGGCGCAGTACGAATACCGGCGGCTTTTCGATTTTTTCCAAGACAGGCGGAGTGAAGGGGAAGCTCTTGGCTTCCACCGGAATAGTGGTCGAGGACATGGGGGGATCCTTGGGTTGAGAGAAGTTCCCGCCGCGCCCGGGAGAGGAAGGGAGGCGCGGCGGGGGCCGGTCATCACCAGTATGGGAAGACCAGCGACATCGATTTCTCGACGCTATCGATGAACATCTGCGGCGTGCGGGTGACGAAGGTGCCGCGTTCCGCTTCGGAATAGCCGAAACGGCCGTCCATCACGCCGAAGCTTACGGTCTTGCCGCTCTGGTTGCCGTACATGAGCCACATGCCATGATAGCTCTGCGCATCGGCCAGGGCGTTGTAGTCCTGAGCCGAGAGCAGCACTTCGTTGAGCGCCAGATTGACACTGCGGGTAACCGAGATCCGCTGCATCGGCTCGCCGCCGCTCTGTCGGGTTGGGCAGGGCGGGCGTTCGGCCTGGATCGAGAACTCGGCCACAGCGGAAGAGCCGCAAACCGACTTGCCCGCAACCCACCAGTCCGCGTCGCGGAACACCGGCATCGCGCCGCCTTGGGTAACCTGCGGCGAGTCTTCGTCAACTTCCGGCGTCGAAGGATGCACGTCGCCGCTGATCGTCACACTTGCATAGGTGAAGCTGGTATCGCCGTTGTTGCTGACGTTGAAGTTGAACTGCAACGAGGTGACCGTGCCGTGCACCATCTTGTAGCGCTTCTTGTCCAGCCACCAATCGACAGACAGGAATAGCTCAGGGGCGTTGGCCTTGTAGCGATAAGCCAGGAAGGCCGGCACGGCGATGTTGGCAGCAGGCGCGCTGTCGAATGTCTCCATCATGGTCGCAACCTTCGTGGAGCCGACATAGTCGCGCACCATCGATAGCTGCTTCACGCCGGTGCCCTGATCGGAGAGCTGCACCGGCAAGCCGTTGTAGAAGTCATCAACCGCAGAGCCGCCGGCCGGGAAGGTGATCGTGGTCAACGTTGCGCTCGCAAGAGCCGTAGCGGCTAGCAGCGGGGTTGCACTCCGCTCCTCGGAAAAGCCGGCGGCGCGCAGGATTCGACCGAAGACAAAGGCGTCGAGCGCCGGCGGGGCTGAGCCACCAGGACCGCGCAGGATGACGTTGAAAGTCACGCTGCGATCGCGGCCCAAGATCGCGTCGCCAGGCCGATCGACGCCGCCCGTCGACTCCGGGTTGGCCAGCGTAAAGCTGTTGCCACCGGGCTGGAGGTCGTAGCAGGTCAGCAGGTCGGTCGTATTGTTGACCGTGGCGGGGGTGTTGGCATCGGCCTGCACCTTGACCGCAAGGGCATAGGTTTCACCGCGAAAAGCCATATCGCTTACTCCTGGCTGGCCGCATCAGCGGCGGTGTCGGTTTCGTGGGCCTTGCGCTGCTGCTTGCCAGCGGGCGGCGTCAGGTCGTGGCACCCAAACTGCGGGGTGTCGGTCGCAACATCTTCCGGCTTTTCGGCCATCATCGGTCCTTTCGGGGTTAGTCGGTGTAGATCGAGGTCCAATTGTCCTTGGTGGTCCAGAACTGGACGGAGAGGGTCAGGCTCATCGAGCCAGTATCGCCCTGCAGCGAAGCAAAGTCTGATACTTCGGTGGGTTCGCAGGCGTGGAACTTGCCGCCAAAGCCGTCGGTGCGCTGGCGTGTTTGGATCGCGGCGGCAGCGGTCGCCAGCATCGCGTTGCATTGCGCCATCGGCGTCTGGCCAGCGGCAACCTTGCTCCACAGGTCGATGATCACTTGCCCGTTCCAAAGTAGAGCATTGCAGCTATCGATGCGCTGTATCTCGGCGCCGCCCCAATAGATTGCGGCAACCGGGTATTCGTCGGCCTGCAGAATATCGCTCTCGTCCCGGTTGGTTTCTGTGGAGAGGCCAGCGCCGCTCAACTCGGCGTCGATTAGCGCCAGGCATTCTTCGATAGCGCTGGCCATCAGATTGCCACTTCCTTGAGTTTTAGGAGCCAGTGCCGGTCGGTTTCGTCGCTGTCCACGTTGACCGGCGCAAACAGCGCGCCGGGGCGACGAGGGATTCGGATCCGGGTTTCGCGGCCCGGCTTCGTGGGCAGGTCGGCCTTTAGGATCATCATCTCGATGTCCTGTTTCTGGCCTCTACTGCCCAACGCATCGATCGTGCTGTCATCGTAATTCCCGTGAGCCAGCACTTCATAGACGCGGCCGGACATGGTCACTTTGATGGTGTGGCCAAGGTGCGTGCGGGCCTGCGCGTCCGCCGCGGCGGCGCGTTCTTCGAAGCTCATCAGACGCTCCTAATCTAGTCGGCGAGGTGGCCGGCCCATCGTTGACTGCGAACGGGCAGGAGATGATTGTTTAAGGTACGTGGCCGAAGTCAGGCTTCGGCAGCTCTGTCTTCCGCAGCTTGAGCACCTCCTGCTGGCCGAGATACCAGCTCCGCCAGGTCAGGGCTTCTGAGCGCCAGCGGTCGTGGCTTTCGCCGAACTCGACGAGCCGGCCCCACGGCACGATTGCCAGCCCTTCTGGCTCAGGCAGTTCAGGTAGGGGAGCATTTCCTCCCCCTGCGGTCCCTTCGGATCCACTGGGGGCGGCGGAAAGTCCGGCACCAGTGATGGATCCGCAACGAGGCGCGGCGGCTCTTCCCGGCCCGCGCAGGCGCAGGTCATCAGCACCAGCAGCAATGCGGCGATTGTCTTCGGCATGTTGGGCGCTCCGTTCATCATTCAGGGCCTTGGCGGCGCGTTCATAGTTTGATTTCCACGTTTCGCTGGCGAGCTTCATGGTCTGGACCGCCTGCTCCCAGTGCCGTTTCTCGGTTTCCTTGCCCTCGGCATAGGCGATGTCATACGCCTGCTTCACGGCCCGTCCGTGCCAGACATAACCGCCGACCAGCAGGGCAACTGCAGCGAGGGCGGCCCAGACCTGCCACGGGAGCTTGCCGAGCAAGGCAAAGACCACGGCGCGCAGCCCCGGCATGAAGATCAGGGCGAGGCCAATTCCCGAGAGGCCGAGCGCAGAGAGCAGGGCGAACATTACGCCAGTCCCTTCATGCAAAGCGCCCGCTCGCGCTGGCGGCGCGAGGTGAGCCCCTGGACCGGGCGTAGCACGCCCCCGACACGAGCCTTGTTCCACGACAAGAAGGCATCGCAGCCGCCGCGCAGATCGCCGGCATCGAACCGCTTGCGCGCAGTCGAGCCGCAGAAGCCGGCCACGCCGATGTTATAGGCCAGCATGACCGAGGCGGCGCGCTGATAGTCCCGGCCGGGCGCGCGCAGGCCGCTCGAGCACGCCATCACGCCCTGGGCGTGCTTGACCAGCTCAGCTTCGAGCAGCGCCGTGCATTGCGCCTCGGTGTAGCGCTGGCCCATGCGGACACCCTTGGTGATCCCGTCGCAAGCGGTCGGGATCCCTGCGATGTCGAGATAGGCATCGAGGTACTGGCGGCCGGCAACGTGCTTGACCGTGGCGGTGCCGTCATTCGCGATCGAGACAGCCACCTTCCGGCCGCTTTCTTCGTGCGGCGTCTGGGTGAAGAGGATCCCGGCCGCGATGGTGCCGACGATAGCCGCCAGCGTGCCCTTCTTCGGGCCGCTCTTGCCAGGCTCTTCCATCGGCAGGATTCGCTGCGGCTCAGTTGCGCGAGGCATCGGCTTTCTCTTTCAGCTTGGGCTGGCGCAGGTGGGCGACCAGGACCGGTATGGCGAAGGCGATGACCGCCACCGCGCCTGCAGCGAAGCTGCGCAGGTTTGCCGGCACATAGTTGATGAGACCCAGCAGCAAGCCAGGGTTGGCGACGATTAAGCCCGAGAGCGTGGCAAAGGCGCCGGCGAGCCAGGTCGACCACCGGCGCCACCATAGGCGCCAGTGCGAGACGAGTTGCATGTTGCAATCCCCCTTTGGGCTACAGGACCGAGTCAGGGTCCTTGAGTTCGTCGAGCAGGTGTTTAGCGCGATCGAGCACGGTGTTTTTGGCCCGACCGCGGCTGGTTGTCTTAGGCGAGAGCCGCAGCACCTCCTGCCAGAGAAGCTCGATCACGGTCAGGTGCTTGGCGCGGCGCAAATGGCTGGCCTGTTCGCGCTCCCGGCATTCTTCGAGCTGCTTCTCGATCTCGGTGAGGCGCTCGTTGTTCTCTTTTTTCAACGTGGCAATGCTGGCCTCGTTCGCTGCCT